TTACATCAACTTCGCCTGTTAACGATCCAGTATTATCAGTATGCATTGTGTAAGCTGTGTTAGGTTTAAGAGTTATTATTAACACTCTTGCGTTTCCATAATTAGAGAACTGTTCGAGAGGAAGTTTCAAAAACTCGTCAATATCAAACAAATTCTTCCCCTCCGTCGTAAGTTGTTCAGTCTTACCTTGCATACCAAAATCCAATAGCTTTTCTTCGGCACCGTCTGTTAGTACGATACTTTCACCACTTGCCGTATTTTTTATAGTAAATTGCAAAATCTTATCTCCAGTAGCTTTTGCATCCGCTGCTTGCCCCTCTTGTGCGAGCGTTTTATCCACCTTGATTTGTTGCGTAGGTTCTCCCGGCACGACATTTCCGTCATCTCCGATAACGAGAGTTTTTCCGGCATGCTCCACACCCTGTTGCTTGTCGAGTTTAGACTGCATCTGCGTTGTATAATCGCTCGGAATGGAGTTTATTACCTCTTGCCCTTTTGCCTGTACCGCCTGTACTTGTTTCTCTCCCTCTGCTGTAACATTGCCAGTCTGTTCTGTTCCTTTGTCTACAACTGCTTTTACAGACTCTTCCTTAGCTGTGTTTATTGCATCTACGCCTTGTGTCTTTGCAGTATTTACATTTTCAACCGCCTGTTGCGTCGTCTGCTCAAACCCTTGTACCGTCTGCTCCACAGATTCCTTATCTTGCCTAACCTGTTCGGCTAACCTTGTAAATTCTTCTGAGTGTTCATAGTCTTTACCATCCTTACCGTTTTTGACTTTTGCAGACTGTTGCCCGTCTTTATTCTGCACAGTAACGGTTACGCCGTCTAATTCCTCCGTGAGCGATACTTTCGGACTGTATCCCTCTTCGCCGTCAAATTCTCCCGCATCAGCATCTTCTCTGACGGACTGTGCAATTTTCTTTGTATCTTCCGCCAACTCGATAAGTTGCTGATATACGTCCGGAGACGGCGGTACCGATGCGTCCGATTCTTGGTAGCCCGATTTCGTAATTTTAACCGTTGCACAGTTTGTAGTAACCAAATCTCCACAAGACACTGATACTTTCCCAATTGTCATATTTTCGTCTGTGTCGAAAAATTCCCACGGAATAACGCACTCGTCATTGTCGTCTAGCACTGCATACTTCGAATATTCGCCTTGTGCAAACAACGCCGTCTTTGTTCCTGTCCATTCGTCTCCAATAAAGTTAAACTTTGCTTTAAACAGATTTTTACATTTCGAAACAGGTAGGTTATTATCTGTACGCTTTACAAACTGTCCGTCTACATCAAATTGCAAATTGTACCGATGCGAATCTTTTAAATCTAAAATTTTCATCCTTGTTCCGCCTCCAAAATCTCTCTTACTTGTTCTCGGATGCTTTCCGGCACGTTTTCGATGCTCTTTTCTTCTTTTCGAATCAAATCCGCGTATACTTTTGCAATGTAGATCATTTCTGCACCCCCATTTCGTACAACTCACAGATGGCGCCTTGCAGGTCTGTAATCTGCGTATTTGCATTTTCTAAGGCTTCTTTTAATGCTGCGTTTTCCGTTTCTACTTCTGCTAGACGTTCTGCTGTTGTTTCTCCAGCTTTTTCCAGCGCAACTCCGTAGATTCCACCTGTGTACTCTTCCGTGCGGTAAAACTCCGTATAGCCCTCGTATTCGGCAATATTTTGTTCGCGTTCTGTGATACGCATGTTTTTTGTCTTTACCGGGTCTGTAAAGAGTTCCCGCAATTGCGCTGGCGCAACTTGTATAACCTTAATTTCTAATTTTCCGCCTGTCTCCTGTGCTGACTGAATTTGTATTTTTGTTGCATCTGCAAATATTAATTCCATATTATCACCTACTTCCATTTTCCTATTGCATACCAATCAAAATTATGTGTATCTGGTTTGCTGTTATCTGTATATCGTGAGTACGCATACCCTTGACTAACTGTGTTTTTGGATGCAACCATTATCTCGACAACTTTTCCGGACATATATTGTCCTTGCACAAACAGCATGTAATCATTTGCGCTACCCGCAAAAGGTATTGGATAAGTTATTCTTCCAAAACCATCCGTATACGAGTAACTTGCAGTTCCCCACTGTACAAGCTTTCCACTTGCATACTTTTCGTAGTAGTTATACCTTCCGGTAGAGCCTATTTGCGCCTTGCCACTTTCTACAATGTGGTCTTTTATATAAGACAAACTTTTATTTAGCGTAGACATATCAGATTTTAGTTTAAACATTTGCTCTACAGCAACGATACTTAATCCTTCGATTTTTACCCTGTAAAGAGGTAACTCTCTGATTTTTCCGTTGTTGTAAATATCGTCCTGCTTAAGCTCCGGATCTACCGCAGTAGACCCTGCAACTCCTTTTTTAACAGTGCAATGCATCTTATCAATTCCGCCTGTTCCGGTTGTTTCAAATACTGCCACAATGATGTCATTTCTTTTCTTTCCTGACTCTCCATTTTCAATTTCGCAGTCCTCGTATTCTCCATACGATATTCTCGCAAAGTGCCCCCCTATTATTACAACACCGTCTGCAATTCTAATTTTGTTATTGCTTAGTGTTGTTGCCTTGCACTGCTGTCCAATTGTAAAAACTCCATCTTCACCAGCAATCGACTGGAAAATAGCAGCATCATCTTCTGCATAAATATGCGCTGTCTCTTCCGGTGGCGTATTTAACGTAATTCCTTTAAAGCCATTCATTCTAATCGTCTCCTTTTACTCTATATTCGATTTTTACACTGTTGCCCTGTATATTAAGTATCTTCCCGATAATCGGCTTTTGTACGTATGTTTCTGTTACAGTGTCATAACCAGCGATAATGTCTCCAATTTCGTAGTCTCCGTCGGTTACCGTCAGATTGCATCTTTTATAATTCTGCAGTTCTTTCAGCCGCTTTGTTCCGTCTGTCTCCAACTGTTTCATATCTGCACTCGTAAAATTATAAATCACCGCACGCTCCGCTAAACCTTTATAAAACTGCGTTTTCCCAATACTACCATCTTCTTGCACATAAAGATGTAATACCACGCGTTCCTCATTTTGTCCTTCACCGGCACAAATCAAGTGGTTTATTCCACCACGGTAATCCTCTATGGTAAGAGATATCTGATTTGATTCCTGTGAATACTCTAACTCTTCTGAATAATCTGTAATCGGAACGGCTTGAAGACTTACATATCCGTAATCAAGTCCATCAGGCTCTATATAAGATATCTGTAAACGATGCTTATAAGCTGTCAGTAGCTTTGTAATTGCATCATATAACGTCACATACCTATCCACTTGCCAATCCTTAACCGCTACATCAGTAGAGATTTCCGGAACAAAAAAAAGACCATCGAATCGGTCCTTTATCAATTCTCTCAATGTACTATTTAATTCTCCATTCAGCACAAGGTGGTCTTTCCCAGTCGGTGGCTCTACAATTTTTTTCGTAAGCAGACCTCTCCATGTCAATCCACCAAAGGTCAGCTCATATCCATCAGACTGTATATCGTCAATGATCCCGCCGTACTCTGTATCAGGTATAAAAATACGATTCTCATACCAATACTTTCTCTTTGTCCATTCAGAAACTGGCAACTGGAATTGGAAGTCATTCGTATCACCTAAATCAATATCGATCTCGCTCACATCATTCATGTAGTCGATTTCTTCTCCTAGGGGCGTTGATGCAATAAATTTCACTGACACTTCGGTTCGCTCCTTTCCTCATATATCAATAAATCGAAAGCGAATGTTCCTGGCCAAACAATTTCCTGTCTTCCGGAAGGGATTTTCTTAAAAATACTCTTCTTCTTTGCACGGTTATGAAAAGAGCTTTCACGCTCTCCATTCGCTAATACTTTTTCTACTGTTTCTTTCATACTGTTGATTTCAAGATATTCTCCTTCTTCCAGTACGATATTTACGAGATACGGGTATCCGCCGATACCGATTTGCGGATTGACAACCGGTCCATATATTCTCAACTTAAAATTCGCATCTGTAAAATGTGAATTGATAATATATGCATTATTCATTCCGTTTGCGTACCTGTATGGATATTTATAAGGATATCGCTTGTTATCCGTAGATGTAATATCCGATATTTTGAAGGAGAACTCGGTTTCGGTAATCCAAAATGGGAAATCGGTTATAATTCCATACTCACACTGTATAATCTGATCTGCACCCCAATTATCTTTTTCCGATGACTTAATATAGCAAGTCATGTACTGATCGTTGATATATAACCGTCCGGGGATTCCCGACAGAATATCTGTTTCAAAGATTTCTGTCAAAGCATTCATATTTTCTCGCGCTCCAGCTAATTTACTGCGATGCACATCAATATTTAATGCTTTTTCCCTTACCGTGTATCCAAATCCGACAATTCTATTAGATGTTGTAGACACTTCCCATTCATAATCTAAAAGGTCAGATACCAGCATCTTATATGGTTCTTTATTAAGATTCACTTCTGTGCCATTATGATTTACATATCTAACTATCATGCCAGTACATAACCTCCATCCTTTAATGCTCTGTTAACTTGTCTACCATTTAAAATAACAGGTCGTTCGTTTGACTCATTATTAGCCTCTAGCTGAGCTTTCTTTATCTTTTTGTAGTCTATCTGCATATCCGTGTAGTTGTTTGTCACTGCTTTCGTTGCAACTTTCGCGGTCATTGGCATCGTAGACGTTACTCCTATAGCTGCAGTCTGTATCTTGCCAATTGCTTTTTTCATGCCTGCAGTCATTTGCTTTATAGGTATATTTTTTTCAAACCCAACACCAACACCTTGAGCCATATATTTTCCAACTTCATCTCGCATAACTCTTGACGGAGAATGAATTCCAAAGAAGTCTTTAATTCCACCAAGCACAGATTCTCCGAAACCTTTGATTTTATCAATCACCCATCCTGTCATATCGGAAATACCGTTCCACAAACCCTGAACAATATTTTTTCCAATAGAGAGCATTTTCCCTGGAAGAGTTAGTATTGCAGATTCAATTCCACTTGCAATTTTTAATGCAGCAGTTTTCACGTATGAGACTAATCCGCTTATCGTATTTCCCAAGCCATGCATTGCAGATTTTCCTATATTTGCAAGCGTGGATGGTAAATTCAGCAGTGCATTTTTTAGACCGGTTAAAATTTCAAATCCTTTTTTGACAACAAAATCTTTCATTGCTCCAATTCCATCGCCTAAAAATTTAATAATATTACGCCCAAGGTTTAACCACTGGAACGCCATTAACGTATCAACGATAGCGCGAATGATCTTTGGTATATTCGCAATCAGAGTCGGTACTGCCTGAATCAATCCCATTACGAGCTGGCCAAGCAACTGAACACCCTTCATTAAAATTGTAGGGAAGTTATCATTTATGATGTTCGCAAATGTGGAAATAATTTCTGGCACACGTGCTATCAGAATTGGAACAGCAGTCACAATCCCCTCGACCAGTTTTTGTAGCAATTCAAATCCTTTTTGAATCATCACAGGGGCTGCCTCTGCAAGCTTGTCTCCAATTCCTTGTGTAAAGTCAAGAATCTTCGGCAACGCCGCAGGAATTGCTTTCACAAATCCATCAACCAAATTACTAAGTAATTCATAACCTTTTTGAATTAATGTGGGAACGTTTGTTATAACAGTATCCGCAATAAGCTTTACAAAATTCAAGGCAACTGGAATGATAGTCGGAATAGAAGCAAGCATCCCGTCTATTAGAGACATGACAGCGTTTTTTCCTGCTTCCACTATCTTCTGCATACTATCTCCGGACAACGAATTAACCAAGTTTTCTTGAATTAACTTTCCCACTTCCGGCAACGTCTGCAAGAGCCGCGGAACAATTTCGCCCAACCCCTTCAGCACATTTTTCCCAGCTGTCACCATAGATTCTGCAAGAGCCTCTGGCGATCCAGTTCCATTTAGAAAATTATCAAAAGCTCCTTTCGCAGATGCGATAGAACCGGATATTGTCTCTGAGGCTTCTTTTGCTGTTGTCCCGGTAATCCCCATTTCTGTTTGGACGATGTGAATCGCTTCTGTAATATCTGCAAAATTAGCTTCTAAATGTCCCTTTGAATCCATTGAAAATTTTGCAGTGCTTGCAAATTCTTCGTTCAAGTTTGCTGCATCTTGTAAAAGTCTATACATTTCAGATGCAGTTCCACCATAGCCAAGTTTTAGATTATCCAACATGGTGTAATTCTGCTTTGCAAATCCCTGATAGGCGTTCTGGATCATCTCCATGCTTGTGCCCATCTTGTTGGCATTATCGGACATATCTATGATTGCTCTGTCTGCATAATCCGCCGCTTTTTCGGTATCATTTCCCAACGACTGCAATAGCGAAGCCGAAAAACTTGTTACCGTTTCCATGTAAGCATTAGCAGAAAGTCCTGCAGTTTTATAAGCATTCTCAGCACTATCTATTACTTTTTGCGCACTGTCTTTAAATAGGGTTTCAACTCCACCAATATTCTGCTCTAAGCTCGCAAACGAATCCAGTGCAGATTTTGTCATTACTCCAAATCCTGCAGCAATTCCCGCAACAGATCCGCCGATGACAGCTAATCCGCCTTTTGCAATGCTCCCTATTTTTTTAATACTTGCATTAAAACCTTTTTCGTTAATCTCTGTATCAAATTTCAATGAACCATCATAGCCCATACTATCCCTTCCTTTCTCGGATAGCACAGGCTCATAGGCTCAATTTAAAGTGCTTATTTTCTTATCTCAACTTCTTTTTTACAAACACGACATTTAACATATACTCCCTTGCATCTTGCCGTATTATCCGCAAGGGCAAGCTTGCAACCGCAATGGGGACAACGCACCCATTCTCTCCGGAGCAATGGTTCTTTTCTTAACATCTTACGCAAACACATCCCCTACTTCATAATCAGTCAGCACATCATCCGGCAGACGGATGCAGTTCTGAATCTTGCTTATACGTTTTCGTTCATCTTTGTCATTAATCGTTTTCAAATCGATTCCGCGGTACATCATGCGCTTTTTGATTTCGTTTTCCTCCGCCAGCCCATCGAATAACATCCTAAACTCCCACCAGTGCATATATTTCACTGTTCGTAAATTAATTCCATAATCATGCAGAAATGCAGAGAAAATGAACGGGAAATCGTATTCGAACGAGAAAAGCGATTTTGAACCCCCTTGACCAGAGCTTTCCCTCTGCCTTGGACGTGCGTCACTCATCTTCACGAAGTCATTCAGTGCATATATCGCACTCTCTAAATCCGGAACATCTGATAAAAAATACTGGGATATATAACATATCTTTTCGTATTCATTCAGGGATTCATCTTTTAACATAGCAAAAAGCTTAATGTATTCTCTGAAATCAGTTACGACCGGCACTTCTACGCCACACACATTCACCGTTTTCGGATAATCCTCAAAGAAAAAGTTCACAACAATCACTTCCTCTTTACACTGTACTTGGATAACATCCGTGTCCTTTTCTTATTAATCTTTGCAACTTCACTGTTACAAAAACTAATAAAAGAATCATAACAAGACTCGCACAGTTCAGAGTTAACCCTTCCGTTAAACAATTTTTCTGATGTTCCACTTCCGAAGATATCATCAAACAAATTGGTGTAGAGACTGCAGTATGCACGAGTAATCTCGGAAATCTTTCCATCCTTTTTAATGGTTTTCTCTGATTCTTCCATTTTCTCAAATGCATTTTCATATTTCTCCTGAAACTCTGCATCTGCCATATCTACATCAAGTTCCACATCGTTGTATTTCCATAGGCTCATAGGCTCATCTCCTTTTCTATTCCCCGTCGTAAGCACCTTCTGCAAAGGTCGTTTTCTTAAAATCTCCACCAGCAAATGTAACGTTTCCGACTGTAAGTCCTGTTACTGCTTTCAAAGATCCACTGTAGACCAGTGCATCGTTTCCGTCTCCGTCCGAATCCGGAATTACTGCATAAGTACGTTTTGTTGCGTAATACTTCTCGCCTGAGGAAGACTTTTTAAATAAATCAACCGTCACAATATCTACGTGTGTATCATTTCCAAGTAATTCTTCATCATGGATTTTTGCGATTTTTTCATGCACCGGATTGTTAGAATACCGGTCGAATGAATAATCGATCGCCGGGGCATACCCAACCACATCTGATGTTTCTGTGTCCATGTCCACATATTGTCTGGAATATTCTTTTGAATTTTTTGCATTTGTCAATACTGTAAACCCAGTCATTCGCTCAAAACTTGCCGGTCCTTCTGCAGATGCAGTATCCATAAACGCAACTCGCTGTGACCGCTTTACCAATACTTCTTTTGCTGCTTCCATAAATTTAAACCTCCTGTCTATAAATTAAGCGGCACTCAATACGATATCTGGCTTTTTCTTCATCCACATCGTACAAGTAACCGCTGTTTAATGTTTCTACTTTAATCGGGATTTTGTTTTCTCCCAATTCCGGCAGTACTCCTGCCATATCTTGTGTTTCCAACCACTCTTCAAAAGACTGGTAAAATCCACTGTTTTCAATGTTAATCCTTGCATCCTGGTCATATTCTTCCCGACTGGTGAAAGCGAATTGAAACTGTTTCTTTGCCCCGCCATCCGTATATCTTTGAATCACCGGATCACAGGGCAAAGGATCAATGGAATACTCCATGCCAGTCCCCAAATAATCCACATTCACTCGCCAATCCGATAGAAACGGACAAGTAAGGATATAATCTCGGATGCTATTAATTAGATTTGACATACTGTGCAGCTCCTTTCAGGATAGAATCTTTATGTCTGTTTTTCATACGTTCAAACCAACGCGAATGCTCCTTATGCTCATAATATTGACGCCTTGCATAAGGGGCAATCTGGTTAATCTCTCCAGAACCGATTACGGTGCCAAGTGTAGCGGATTTAATCAGTACACCCGTGCGCCGTGGAGTCTCCGGATTCATTCTACGAATGCATTCGGAATCAACAAACTCCTGCGCATTGGAAAATCCTTTCTCTTTGCTCGGTGCAAATTCGGGATTCCACTCCAACTTTGAACTAACCATTCCGCCTTTACTGGCTTGTGCATACACTGTTCCCCTAGGTGTTACAATCTCGAATTTCTTCTTTCCCTTTGCCATTATGCGCCTACCACCTTTACATGAGGAGTATCACCGAATGCATTGTAATTTACAGATGTTACTCGCATATTTTCGCACCCATCCAAGTCCTTTACTGTTTGCATGTCAATTCGGCAATTTCCCTTTACGATATAATCGTCTTTCTTGACTTTTACTTTTGTTCCAGGTACCCGCACCGTGTACACATCTGCAGATTTCAAACCGTCTGTAGTAACCGATGACTTCTCTTCTTTAAACCACCATGCTTCTGATATGTAAGTTCTCTTCCACTTATCAAGCCGAGAAGACGGGTCATATTCTCGGCTGTAAATGGTAATATCTGTATTCGTCAGCACTATTCCACCCCCAGATATAAAAGTCCTGTATTTAAGAGCCAATATTTCGCAATCGAATACAGCTTTCTTTTCATTGCTGTAACAGAGTTGTCCCCGTCTGTAGTCTCTGTCACATAGCTAACAGAATATCCATCGATTGATTCAGATTTCTTTTCCTTCTTTTCGGGAGAATATTGAAACACTGTTTCCGCCATTTCGCAGATGCAATCTTTTACATTCTCATACTCAGAAACGTTTTCTGCTGTCAATTTCCCATGAGTTATGTTTTTTAAATATGCTTCTGCTTTCTTCTCACTTTTTGAAAATTTTTCTTCTGGAACAGTATTTCCACCATATTCTCCTACATAATAGATGTAATCTACAATTGCCATACGATCAACTCCCTTATGTACTTGCCATAATTCCAGCGGCTTTCAGCGCGTCCAGCAAAGCCTTAAATTCTGCTTTTGTTACATTTGCTCCAGTTGCTTCTGGTACGGGTGCTGCTTGCCT